ACACCGACACATCAAATAAGGTTGATATGAAGGTTGATAGCTTTACAGGCGATGATTTTTCTGTTACATTCACTATCGACAACCTAAAGCTTCTTCCAGATGATTACGAAGTTAGCCTTTACGTTGATGGTCTCTGTATCTTCGAGAATACAGGCAAGACCCTTAAGTACTACATCACCCTAGATCAATAACCAACAGGAATTTATACAATGAGCAACTTGACAACCCAGAATAAGGACAAGCTTCGTAAGGCAGTCATCGAAATCGCAGACAGTCTTACTCGCATTGCTGCCGAGCGCGACCTTCAGAAGGAAATCATCAAGAAGACAAGTGAAGAACTGACCATCGACAAGAAGATCATTCGTCGTATGGCTAAGGTTTACTTCAATGCCAACTTCACTCAGGAAGTTGAACTTGATGAAGAGTTTGAAGAGACCTATCGAGATACAGTGGCATGAAGGTAGATCATCTTCTGCCATGTCCATTCTGTGGACATGAAGTGACAATCAATTTCTCTGAGAAGACTAGAGTTGCTAATTTTGCCTGTCCACCAGACTCTTCATGTATTGGTTCTGGACTACTTTCCTGCTTTCTGGAGGAAAATCTGGACAAGGCAATAGAGGCATGGAATAAGAGAGCTAAGTTATGAGTGAAGAATTTATCTGGGCAGAAAAGTACCGACCAAAGTCTGTAGAGGAATGCATCCTTCCGCCTAGGATCATCAATGCATTCCGAACCTATGTTCAAGAGAAAGCAATTCCAACTCTTCTTCTGAGTGGTCCTTCAGGTACAGGAAAGACCACTTCGGCGATTGCCATGTGTGAAGACATTGGTCTATCATACATGATGATCAATGGATCGACCGAAAGAGGCATTGATACTCTGCGAACCAAAATCCAGAAGTATGCCTCTACGGTATCCCTCAGGGGCACTAGAAAGGTCATCATCATCGATGAAGCTGACTATCTAACTCCAGAGGCACAGGCAGGCTTTCGTGGCGTCATTGATGAATTCTCTGCATCATGCACATTTATCTTTACCTGCAATGCCAAGTCTCGCATTCATGATGCTATCCTGTCTCGATCAACCCAGATTGAATTCAAGCTTTCTGGGCCTGAACGTCCAGAGATGGCAAAGCGTCTTCTGAAGAGAGTTTCCGATATTCTCACTTCAGAAAATATCACCTTCGATAAGCAGGTTATCATTAAGTTTATCGAGAGACATTTTCCTGACTACCGACGAATACTGAACGATCTTCAGTATTTTTCTGCTCAGGAAGGTGAATTGAATGCTGGCATCCTAGTCAAGATCAATGATGTCCAGAAGCTCTCTGAACTGATGGAATACCTGAAGCAGAAGAATTTCGATTCGATCCGAAAGTGGGTTGTGTTGAATACTGAAGTTGATCCTGCTCGTATCTTCAGGAAGATATACGACAACCTGAACAGTCATCTTGACCCTTCAAGCATTCCTAATGCGGTTGTGATCCTTGCACGGTATCAGTATCAGGCAGCATTTGTTGCCGATGCAGAGATCAATCTCGTTGCCTGTCTGACAGAACTTATGCTGGACTGTTCATATGTTTGAAGTAGAAGTAACCCAACAACACATACAGAAAGCTAAAATCCTATCCGAAGAAATGGGCCAATTGAGAAATTCCATTACTTCTGGGGAAGGCAACTTGGCAGGCTTTATTGGTGAGGTTATCGTTGCAGAGATAATCGGAGCCTCACACTCCAATACCTACGATTACGATCTGGTCTTACAATCTGGTAAAACGGTGGACGTAAAGACAAAGAGAACAAACTATCCACCCAGAACAAACTATGATTGCAGTGTCGCTGCCTTTAACACAAAGCAAAAGTGTGACTATTACGCCTTTGTTCGTGTAAAGAACGACCTGTCTGTTGCTTGGATACTTGGTTTTTACGATAAGGTTCAGTACTTTAAGGATGCAACCTTCCATAGGAAGGGCGAGTTTGATCCCGATAACAACTTTACTTTTAAGGCCGACTGCTATAATATCAGCATCTCGAAGCTGACCGACTGGTCAACCCTAGCATCACAAGGTATCGTATAATGGCTGATCTGTTCAAAGAAATCATCCCTTCTATCCTCCAGACGAAGCAAGATGTTCTTACCAATGAGAATGACTATGTGCCTTATATTGTAAATAAGGCACTTTCTTTTCATTATGACTGTATTCTTCATGCCAACAGGATGAACTTTTATCCCAATACAGATAAAAGAATGCAATACCAGTATTACCTAAATACAATCAGGTCGTATAAAAGACCCTTCCGTAAGTGGCACAAGGCCGAAACGGATGAAGACCTGACTAACGTAATGGAATACTATGGCTTTTCGCTCTCCAAAGCGCGGGAAGCACTTGTTCTTCTAACAGACAGTCAGTTGTCTCTAATTAAGAAGAGCTTATATAAAGGTGGACTAACCAATGATAAATATAAATGATTTAGTTCAAATCAATCTCAGAGACAGTGAAGATTTCCTGAAGATCAAGGAAACTCTGACTAGAATAGGTATACCGTCCTCTCAGGACAATACTCTATACCAGTCCTGTCATATCCTGCACAAGCAGGGTAAATACTACATAGTGCATTTCAAGGAAATGTTCCTACTCGACGGGAAGTCATCTGACTTTAACGATGATGACAAGGCAAGACGAAATACCATCGCCAATCTCTTGCATGATTGGGAACTTTATGATCTAGTGGATGAAGATAAGACGGCAGAGCCAACTGTACCGATTAAGGAAATCAAGATTCTTTCCTTCAAGGAAAAGTCTAGCTGGAAGCTTGTTGCTAAATACCAGATAGGCAAGAAGAAGGAATAATCAATGGCTCAATATCGGAAAGATACTGAAGGATTTTTGTCGGACAATAAAACATTGTTTGAAGTGTTCATGCAGTCTGACAGGCATGGAAATATACTAGAGTCCAGCAGTAGTCTAGAGTTTGCTCTATCCATTAGTAGAGGACTTCATGATGATATCTCATATTCACATAATACTGGTTATATATCATCAGGGTTTTCTAATGGTGACACGATCTGGGAAGATGGCTCTCCGTATCCTTGGGCCTCTCTTGCGACAGCACAAACATTGTACTTGAAAAGTTCGACAAATAATGCTACAGATAGGGGTGCTCCAGTTCTAATCTCTGGACTGGATGCTAACTATGAACCTATTTCCGAAGCCATATTTCTTGATGGAACAGATTCAACGACTGCCGTAGCGACTACAAAACAGTATCTGAGAATTACCGCACTAGAAATGAATGACGGCATTACTAATGAAGGTGATATCACTGCAAGAGTCGTAAATGGTTCTGGTACTGTGGTCTACATCATTCCTGCTGGATTTGGTATATCTAGTGTTGGTATATACACTGTTCCTGCTGGATACACGGCATATCTTGTGAAAGGTAGTCTTTCTTCAACAGCAGCAGTAACCATTGGATTTTATGTCAGACTATATAATAGAGGATTCAAAATCCAGCACATAGCTGTTGCTGATAACACTCAGTACAACTATGATTTTCCTATACCTCTTCCTTTTCCAGAAAAGACTGACATGGATGTCAGAGCTATGATAGGAAGTGGTAGATGTTCGGTTAATTGGGATATGATCCTAGTACGAAACATTTGATAAATTATAACCCCTAAACTAAGGTGATTAGTATGGAAAGTGAAGCGAAAAGAGGACCGGGAAGACCTCCAAATATTCCCAAGCTGAAGTTCTGGAAAGCCCATCCAGACATTACCCTTCCAAGTTTCCAGACCGGTCAGGCTGCATGTTTTGATCTTGCAGTCCAGACCGGAGGAAAGTCAACCTACTCTGGTTACAACTACGACAACAAGCCATTCACTAGAGAAGTCCATGAGAACGGAAAGATTTATCTTTCTAGTGGTGATCGAGTTATGGCCCCTACAGGTCTTATCCTAGATATTCCTGAAGGTTATTCGGTTCGAGTTCATCCCAGATCAGGAACGTCTCTCAAGCTTGGTCTTATCCTTGCTAATATGGAAGGAATTATTGATAGCGATTATGTCGATGAACTGATGATCCTTTTGTGGAATACCACCCAGAACGGTCTCTGGATTGAGAATAAGACTAGGGTTGCTCAGGCAGAACTGGTAAGGCTTGAGAAGTATGCCTTGGAAGAGACCAAGGAAAAGCCAACTGTAAAGACAAATCGTACTGGTGGAATGGGGTCAACGGGATCATGAAATTGAAAATTGAACCGTCTGTAGCTGTCATTGTTCCGACTATCGGATCAGATAAGCTTGAGAAGGCTTTGAATAGCCTTCATGAACAGACTTACGGCAATATGACTATTGTTCTTGTTTCGGATGGTCTTTCTGAGAATGATAGACGCTTCCTTACAGAGCGTATAGTCAAGATGAACATCGAACGGACTGTCTTCGATGTTCTCAAGGAATTGGTTACTATCTGGTTGCCATTCAATACCGGTGGCAACGGCTATTATGGTCATCGCATCTATTCTTCAATTCCACACCTTCTGGATCACGAAATCATTCTATTTCTGGATGAAGATAACTGGTATGAGCCAAACCATATCGAGACTATTGTCCAGACCTTCAACGAAAATCCTGATGCACAGTTCGTTCACTCTCTCCGAAATATCTGTGGACAGTCTGGAGAATTCATTTGTCAGGACAACTGCGAATCGCTAGGATCGTATCCTGTCTGGTGGAATGAGATGGAGCATCTTGTTGACACTTCCACATATGCCTTCCGAAGAGACTTCATTCATCAGACATGTGGCCTCTGGCATTCCAAGTGGGGTGGAGA